ACGGTTGTGAAAGTTGTTGGGGCAGCGTTTGCCAATGTTGGAGATGCAGCAGCGATGATTTTGCTCAAACCATCAAAACGGTTTAAGTTAGGATTACCACTTGCAGTATCACCTTGCCAAAGAGCAGTTTCTAAAGTTTGTGCAATCACGGCTACCTTCTCGTTCCCAATCTGCTCCTCGAAAGGAATCATTGTTGGTGAACCGGGCATAATTTGTGTTTGCATCCACTTTGCTTCCAAAGTTTTAGGACACAAAGTTTCTTCAACTTTCACCGCACCAACGGTGATGTTTCTTTGTGTGAAGGTAGTTGTACCACTTGGATTGTATCCGCAGCCATCGGCTTGAAAGAATACAGTTGAAGCGATGATGTTCAAGGCAGCAGATGATTTAACACCTACTTGCACTTGGTTAGCAGCGTACATCGCAGCAGCAGTTTTGCCGCTGAACAATGCTTTAACCAACAAATCTGTTGATTGTTCGTTGTTGTAATTAACGAGAGATCCGACTGAAAATGCCATAGTTTTAGTTTATTTATTTAGTGAGTTTTTTAATCTTTTCAATGCTTCAAACTGATCATTCTTCTTGTTTGAAACGGGAGTTTTTGTGGGTTCTTCTGAAGGCAAGTCAGCAACTTTCTCGATCAAATCGATTGCTTTGCTCATTGCTTCTTTGTGTGTGTTGTTAGATGCGGTCAATGTTGCCACCTTAGCAGTCAATTCAGCGATTGCAGTTTCCATCTTGGCAACTACTTCATTGAATGCAGATACGGTTGCAAACTCTTCGGCTTCTACTTCAACTTCGATTTCAGGTTCAACGATTTCAGTAACGATTCCGTCAACAGTTGTCACCAACATTCCACCCTCTAATTCGTGTGTGGCATCAGGAGCAGCCAATTGACCTTCAGCAGTTTGAACGAAGATGGCAGTTCCGATTGCCAATTCACCTTCGTAAGTGATTACAGTTCCATCAGTCAATGTGGCGGTTGCCATATCGACTTTGATTTCTTCGTCAGAGAATCCAAGCATTGTGCGGATTTCCTTCAATGTTTCTTTTGCGTTCATTTGTATATTAATTAGTTTTTAGTTGTAAGTGTTGCAATTTTATTTGCCATTCCATTGGGAAAGGATTGATTTCATTTGCTCAAGGAGTTGTTCATCAGCATCAACGGGGAAGTCAAAAACACCCTCAACGGAGAATCCTTTGAACTCGCCTGACTTTACTTTTGCCCACACTTCATCGTTGTCAATCAAGTATGAAACAAACCAAGAACCATCGGCAACCTCTTCAAATCCCTTTGGTGGCATTACGCCCCGTTCACGATCAATGATGTATGATTCAAACAAGCTCACGCCATCTGCGATGGGTGTTTTGTGGTGAGTGTTCACCGCATCGTACTTGTTCCCTCTTGCCCACTTCTTTGCAATCTTGAAGATGCTCTCCTTGTCAAATACCACATAGTATTCACCACGAACATCGTCCCTTCGGTAGATTGGTAGATCAGCAATCATCGCTGCTCCAGTAACGATTCGTTTCTCCTCGTCTTGGATGGCAAATTTACTCGCTGACAATTTGCGTTCAGTCCAACTCAACATCTCCTCACCACCCCACAACAAATAAGAGATAGTCCCACAAGCGGTGTCATCATCGGGATTGTAGTATTCTTTGGCTCGTGATAGGTATGAATAAATCCGTTGAACCGTTTCATCGCTGATTGGTTCACCTTGTGCCAATTGTTGACCTCGCACCTTGCCGACTTGAGTTGCACACTTGTTGCCGTTCTCTTCGTTCAAGCGGATACCTCTTTCGGCATTTGCTTTCGCACCTTCAGGATAATCCGTGTAACTCTCAAACTTTGACTGATACATTGAATAACATATCGCAACGGCTTGTTCACTATCCTTGCCTTCGCCAATTAAAATTGGGATACATCTTTGAACGAACTCTTCTTCACTTTCATTTGGATTCGGTTCAACAAACTGCTCTTCAAATGCAAGAAAGTCCTTTTGTATGGCTGGAGTTTCTACCAAAGAAACGAACTCAATGCCCGTTTCCTCGTCAAACTCGTTGATGTCTAATCGGTATACTGGTAACTTCATCTTTCTTAAATAGCACTATTTGACAACGGACACTTTTCTCGTAGTATCCACACGATCGGTTGTTCTTCGGATGTCACCTTCAGTCACAAAAACCTTTGTATCAAATCCGCTTACTGATGGAAGTGATGAGCTGATGTTTGGTGCTGACATTTGTGGCATTCCACCGCCATTCATTTGTGCCGGTGCTGATGCTGATGGCTGACCGCCTTTGAGAATATCTTTGGCTCTCTTTGCGTTGTTTAGAATCATTGCTGCAAGTGCGATGTATTTAGCAACTCCAGCAATACCACCCGTTGCAAGGTTATCAGGTGATGCCGGAGAACTTGTTGTTGCCATTGCGTTTGAAATACTCATTGCCGTATCCGCTGCGATTGTTCCCAATGCCAATGCTTTACCTGCTGCCGTTTGCTCACCGACAAGACCAATCACCGAATTTGCTAATGCCATAGACGCATTAAACAAATCTTCTTTAGATTGTTTGATAGCAGCATCATTTTTCAGTTGATCGTTTTTTGCTTTGTCATCTGCTTCTGCTTTTAATTTCAAACTATTCTGATAATCCTTGACATCTTGTGCCGTTTGTGCTTTTAATTGCTCTGCATTTTTAACAATCCCCGCACCTTTGATGTTAAACAATTCGTCTTGGAGTTCTTGCTCGTGCTTCTTGTTCTTTGCATTCTCCGCTTCAAGGTCTTTCGCTGCTTGGTCTTTTTTATCTTGGATGGCTTTCAATCGTGCTGCTTCTGCATCACCCGCTGCTTTGATTCTATCGTCATTGAATTTTTTCTCTTCAATCTTAAGAATCTCCAACGCATTCTTTGTATCAAGAATTATCTTGCCCCATTCTTTCTCCGTATTCTTCCCGTAGTTTGAACGAGCTTGTGCAAGGTCGTTATCTAACTTTTGCCGTTGCTTATTGAACACCCCAACTTGATCACCTCTTGCTTGTAGCAATGCAATCTCTCGGTCAAGTTGCTCATTGGATTTTGCAGTTGTCTTGTTTAACTTTTCCAATGCTCTATCTTGTGCGGATGTCACGCCAATAAAATCAGTAAACTGCTGAACCAATGCACCCACAAAATCTATCATCTTGGAAAGACCAGGAATCAAACTCATCACCGCTTTCTTGAGTGTATCAAAATTGGCAATGATTAATGTCAACGCAACTCCAATCACGCCAAATGCCAAAGTAGACATATTGCCCAACGCTTTGAATGCGTTAATCACACCGCCTTTGATATTACCAGCCAATGCACCAAATTGTTGTTGAACTTTTCCAAGTCCTTCAAGTCCCTCAGCAAGTGCCATCGCACCTTGCAGTTTGACCATTGTCTTTTCCAAGTCCTTTGATTGATTTCCGAACAATGCCATTGCACCTTGTGCTGCTTGGAATCCACGAGCAACGCCTGAAACAACTGTGTTCAATTGGGCAAACTTGTCGGGATTGACCGCAGCCACACGATCATTGAAATCATCCATCCTATCACGAGCAGATGCAAGTGCTTGTTCTGCTCTTACGGCTTCGGGCGAGAACTCACCGAACTGCATCACCGCTTGTTGTGCTGCGACTGTCAGTTCTCTTATTTCGGACTTCATTGATTTGAAGTCAGGTTTTTTGACGGTTAAGTCAATCGTTGCGTTTAGTGCCATTATTTTTCTGCTATTATAAAGTAATCCACGCCATCCGTTTCAAAGATGTGTGATGCCCAATGTTGATTGATTGAATGTGTATCCGCACCGTCAATCTTTGCCGTTCCAGTTGTATCAACGGTGATGGTATGTGCGGAAGTTAATTTTTTCACTACAAATTGTTTCCCGCTTAAACCCGTTGGATCAGGCAAGGTGATTGTCTTGTTTCCACTTGTGGTATCAACCAAAAACAATCTATCGTCTTTTGTTGCCGTTGTGTTTGCCGTTACCGTCTTGACCGAACCTCCACTCAAGAATGATGGATACATCTCATAATTGCCGATGTAGAGTGTATCAGCTTTGGTGACTGTGAAGTCATCGCACAATATCGCACCACTTCCATCCGTTCCCGCTTGAAATGTTGTGTTTGAAGAAATGACTGAAAATGCATCTACCGTGTTTTGGTTCTGCACGATGTTGTCACCTTGTATCACACCCGCCCCACCTTGCCCAAGTCCAATGTTTACACCCTTGATTCCTGGTTTAATTGGATTATTCCCTCCGGGATAAATATCCCCAAGCGTTTCACCTTGTTGACCTTGAGCCGTTCCCGCACCAATTGTCTTTGTTGTGATAGTTGCTGGTTCGACAAACTGAGCCAATAAGAACTCACACAAATACACGCCATCGGTTATTGGGTTGTAATCTTCAACCTTGTTCAATCTCCAATACTGTCCTTCAAAGAAATACGCATCAGCAAAAGACAAGTTCAACCAATCGTTTGGAGTAATTCTAAAATATGCCCTGACCAACTTAGAGTTTTTACTTGTGATTTCCGTCAAAAACTTATAGTAAAATTTATTGACAAGATTCACATTGGCGTATTTGTAACCAGCACCAATACCGATTTCTCTTGGCATACCAAACAGTATGTCAAAGGTTGGATTGGTTATTGAATTATAATGCAATGTCAAAGGCAATTGGTTTCGATAGGAATAATCTAACCCAACACCAGCGTATTGATTCCACAACCGCCAATTCACGCCATCCACAAGACCACTATAATACATTATTCTCAAATCGCCATCTTGACTATTGGGCATTTGGGACAACACAAAATTCTTTTGAGAATTGTATGATTTGATTTGTGTTGGTGAGAAAGCAATGTCAATCTTCTTTTCGTTTTTTACAAAATCATTGTCAATTTTGTAGGTGCGTGAGCCGTATGTCGTTTGATAGTTTTGTTGATAGATGACATTGGTTTCATCCTTGCCTTCCTTGTAAGCAAATACATAAGGGTTTGCATCAAGATCACCCATCGGTATAATATCCAATGCTTGAGAGTAATCTAATTTTTTAGTCCAATCAACTTGACTGCCATTGTAGAAGTCATCACGGGGAACAATCCGCAGAACCTTTGGCTGGTCTTGGGTTGGTTCAATGTACAAGTTGAACATCTTCACAAAGCTCATAAAGATTTCGCTTTGCTTGACCTCCGAGTTTAAGAACATACTGAAATTAACCGTTTCCCCCACGCCAAATGTGTAGGCACTTTGATTGCTTTCGATGTTAGAAGTTGCCAACAAGTCCAATGAAAATTGTGCATTGGTCAAGTTGTATTTGTTCGCATCGTCATACACCTGAACCAAGCGAATGTCGACAACCGAACCTTGTAGCAAGGTGAATGGAAATA